AGAGAAAGAGAAAGCCAATCAGTATAAGGCTAAAGCTGACAAAGCTGACGAGCTGCAGACACAGCTTGATGAGCTACAGAATGGCAACATGACTGAACTTGAAAAGGCAAATAAAGCCTTAGAGACAGCTAATCAGCAGATTGCCAAGCTACAGAAAGATAACGCTGTCAGAGACTTACGAGAGAGGGCAATGTCTGATTTTGGCATTACTGCAGAACAGGTAAAGACAGTAGTAAAAGAGGATGGCTCTTTTGACACGGCAGTTCTTGGAAAAATTATGTCCGACAAAGAAGCCAATGCGATAGCGGAGTATGAGAAAAATGCACTCAAAGATACTCCTAATCCGAACAATGGCGGTAACAATAATGGACCCGACTCAAAGCCAGCAGATGTAGCCAATGCAGAACAAATCTCATTCGGCACAGTTGCAAGTGCTGAAAGTCAAAACAGCTATGTAATTTAAAACAGGAGGTAGAAACGATGGGAAAGCCAATCGTAAGAGACTTTACACAGGGTAAAGGAATTTTAAAATTTTTCCCTTATGAGGGTGCAACGTGCCTTGTGCCACAGACTATGGTAACAAGCGCAGACACAAACGGAATGAAGATTGTACCGGCTGGTACACCATTCCCGAGCAATGACGCAGAGTGCAAGGGTTATCTGTTACACGATGTAGATGTAACAATGGGTGACGCACCTGGAACATATGTATATCAGGGAACTATTGATTGGGAGAAAGTTAAGTCTCTTTCAATCGCAGATGAAGCTAGAACTGCAACACCTAGAGTTACTTTCTATGGCGCGCCAAAGATTGTAGCAAGTCAGGCTTAAAAGGAGGTAGAAGAACATGGCATTACCATTAGCAGAAGCATTTACAGCGAGAAGCCTCGGTGTAATGTGGGGTAACTACAAAAAGACATTAGGAACTGCCCCTTATCTTGGCAGACAGAAATTTGGAACACGTAAACAGGACTCACTCGACCTTAGATTTATCAAGGGTAAGAACGGACTGCCGGTATCACTCAAAGCTTCAAACTTTGATGCACAGGCAGAGTTAAGAGATGTTGGAGGCTTCTCTGACATTCAGAACTCAATGCCATTTTATCGTGAGGGATATATGGTAACAGAGAAAGAGGAACAGGAGTACGACAATTACAGAACTTCTGAGAACTCAAGCCTTGCCAATAACGTATTACGTGAAATCTCAAAGAAACCAATGATGTTAATTGAGGGTGCATTAGTTGTACCGGAGAGACAGATTTGGCAGTTACTTGCACCTACAGATGGTGTACCAAAGGTAAAGGTTGTACTTGGCGATAAGAACTATGTCGTTGATTACACAGCCGACAATGGTGCAGAGCATAAGGAAAAGCACTTTAAGTCAATTACCGGCACAAGTGCATGGGATAAGCCTACCACATGTGCACCGCTTGATGACCTTATCACAGCTCGTAGAGACTTTGCAAAGGCTACAGGCTACTCACTTACACGTTTTACCATGAATACAGAGACTTGGGAAATGGTGCTTAAGGCAGAGGACACAAAGAAACAGGTACTCGGTATCACTGCTTACAATGGCGGTATCAGATTACAGCAAGGACAGGTTACTGAATACCTTAGAGGATATGGTATCGAGATTGAAGTATACGATAAGCTCTATGTTGACGAGTCAGGGCAGACACAGTACTTTGTACCAACAGGTATTGTATCTGCGCAGTCTGCCGGAGTATTCCTCGGCGATTACACATTCGGTAAGACTCCAGAGGAAAGAAGCGGAAGTATCACAGACGGAAACCTCTCACTTGTTGAGACAGGTGTATCTGTATACACATATGCTACAAATCATCCTATCAATACTCACTGTATCGTATCTATGATTGGATTACCTACATTCGAGGGTATGGATAGCGTTATGGTTCTCAAAGTTAAGGAGGATTAAGGCTTATGATAGCAACGCACTCTATAAAGCATGATGGAGTGTGGTATAAAGTCGGAGACGAGGTACCGGAAAGCAATAGCAATTCGGTGCCTTCTGATTTTATGAACCCACCTGAAACACCATACACAAAGACAGAAATTAACAGAATGTCAACAGCCGACCTAAAGAAGCTTGCGAGCGGAAATGGTATTGAAAATGCCGCAGAAATAAATGGCAGCGACTTGAAAAAAATGTTAATTGAAAAGTTTGGATTATAAGGAGCTTGGCATGGAATACACCACATTAGAACAAGTCAAAATCAGACTCAAACAATTTCATATTGATACAGTCACGAATGATGATGATACAACATCTGATGTGGTTGTATTCGATAAAAAGGAAGATAACCCACTCATTGAACAGCTCATTAAACAGGCTACGGAAGATGTAAAAGCAAAAAGGTGTTATCCGGACACTTTTACTGATGATGATATAACTGCCGATTTAAAGCAGTTTGAGAATGTCGTTATCAATCTTGCTGTCTACGACCATTCACAAGCCGGTGAGAACTACATGAGCGCATTAAGTGAGGGCGGAGTGAGCCGTACATGGAAAGACAGAGATAAGCTGTTTGTCGGAGTTTTCCCTTTTGTCAAAGTGCTATAAGCAAAAGAAGATTGTGCGTTACCAAAATGGTAGCAGGCGGTACACATTAAGTGGTGGTGGGCGGTGTGCCAATTACCAAAGACGAAAGGCTGTAAGATGAATAATTTAATCTATCAGACATACATTATTGCCTTGCCAATTGTCCTGACAGCGCTTTTGGGTTATATTGTTTGGCTTTTACAAGAGCAGAAAAAGCAAAAAGCGATAGACACAAAAGAAAGAAACGAGCGCATTGAAGAGGAAAAGAAGCTACGACAAGCAAACGGAAAAGGTACAATGTTACTTTTACGAGTACAGCTTATCGAATACCACGATAAGTACATGAAGCTTGGCGAAATACCCTCATATGCGTATCAGAATTTTTGCGAGATGTATGACGCATACCACGCACTCGGTGGTAATGGCATGGTAACAAAAATGAAAAATGAGATTGAGGAAATCCATTTAGGCAAAGGAGGTAAAAGCTGATGGACTTTACACAAGTACCTACAGTAGTTGCCATTATGGTAATTACTTATTTAATCGGATATGCTTCAAAGCAGATACCACAGGTTAAAGATAATATTATTCCTATTATCGTAGGTGTGGCCGGTGGAGTACTCGGCATTGTTGGAATGTTTGTAATTCCCGGTTATCCGGCAAACAACATTCTTGATGCAATAGCGGTTGGCATTGTGTCGGGCATGGCAAGTACCGGTGTTAATCAGATTTACAAGCAGATAAAGAAAAATGCTTGACATTAATAAACAAGCCATGAAATACGCGCTTCAAGGTCAAACTGTCACAGTCTATGACAAAGACGAGGACGGAAATCTAAAGTTTTACGAAACAGAGGACGGAGAGAAGATATATTACACCCATGAAGAAACAGGCTTTTCAGAGCCGGTCGATTTTCGGGCGAATATATCGTTTGACGGAGGAGAAGCGCAAAACAAGGAATATGGCTTTAATACGGCTGACTTTGATGCTGTTTTGCTGACAGACAGAGGAGAATACCCTTTTAAAAAGGGCGATGTTATTTGGCTCGATAGCGAGCCTACAAAGGATGCCAACGGATTAGTTGATTCAACTTCCGCAGACTTTACAATAGTAGGAGTGAAGCCCTCTCTTTACTCAGTTAAATACATGCTCAAAGCAGTTGTGAAAGAAGTGTAATTATGAAAATTGACGTTTCTCTGACAGAAAAATCTATACAAGATGCGATAGACAAGCTTGAAAGATACAAAGACCGCTTACAGGACAAGTGCATAGCGTTTGTTGGAGAGCTTGCTAGTAATGGTATAGCCGTAGCACAAGCAAATACAGGCAATTTTGGACACTATATTACATTTAGTTACGAAATTAAAGACACAACAGACGGCTGTACAGCTATTATTCTTGCAACAGAAACAGGGCAGATACAAAGTACATGGCAGACGGCAGATGGACTTAAGACAGTCGATGTATCGCCTTTGCTTATGGCTGAATACGGCTCGGGCTGGAGAGCTAAGCCACACTTCAATGATGCAAGAGGCGGTCAAGGGACTTTCCCGGGGCAGACACACGCATTTGACAGCGAGGGTTGGTATTGGAGAGACGAAAGCGGAGAATTACATCATTCATACGGCATTACACCTACAATGCCTATGTATCACGCATTTTTAAAAATGGAAAATGACATTATGAGAACGGCACGGAAAAATTTTAGTTGAGGTGATAAAGTGGCAAGTCAAAATCAATGGGTTTATGACCTTGAAAATCTCACATATGCGATTTTAAAAACCCGATGCGAGAAGAAATTGAAAACTAAATATCCCAAGCTAAAATTCACGCAAGAGGAACAGTCGGACAGTGCGGCGGCTAGTTTTCCAACAGTGCTAGTTCAAGCACTCGAACCTATTGAACAGAATGAGGATTTAGAGTGCGAAAGAATAAATACAGTGTTATTTACAGCACAAGTAATTGTTACAACAAATAAAAGCCGTTCAGAGGCCTTGAATGTGGCGCAGACAGTGGCTAATGAATACAAAGCTATGTCATTCAAGCTGACAACGATTCCATTCGCTAGAAAAAACGGCAAAATATGGACAGCAACATTACGTGCTAGGCGGTCATTCGACTGGAATGATAGATTGTAAGAGCCTTTTGGCTCTTATTTTTTTATGAAAAATTAGGAGGTAATAAAAATGGCAACAGGATTAAAAAGCAGAATTGCTTACAAGACACCAACCGCATCCGCTACAAGTGGCGATTACTGGGCTGGAACTTACAAGCTCTTAATAAGGGCAAAATCAATTCCCTCACCATTCGGTTCACAGAACATGGTAGATACTTCAACCCTTGAAGATTTAGTAGAGACGCAGGAAATGGGTAGACGTTCAGCCGGTTCTATGGAAGTTGAGGGAGCTTTTGAGAAGAAGTACAAGGATGAGATGGTAACTAACGAGGGCAAGAAGCTCGACTTTATCATTCTTTATGGTACAGATGGAAAAGGTTCAGAGGGTATCTGCGCTTTTATTGGACAGGAGTCATTCGCCCCAGGTGAGGCTTCTGATGACCACTTAACAGGAACTGCGACTGTATCAGTTCAGACAGTACCTAAGTGGATTGAGGATAACTACGATGTTGCGGTCACAGAGGATGACCAAGGCTATCCAACGGGAATCACACTCACAAAAAAATCATGAGCCAATCGAAAAAAGCCGTAGCGGTTGGCTATGATGATAGCACGGCTGACAGCGAACTTGAAGAAACAATATAGCAAGGTAATTGAGGCAGTGTTAAAACTGCCTCTTTCCCTATATGAATTAGGGAGAAAGGGAAAGATAAAATGAAAATTAAATTAAATGGAAAAGAGTATACAGTTAAATTCGGATATGCACCGGTAGTTAAAAATAAAATTATCCCAAGGCTCGTAGGAATGGAACAGCAGGGCGAGGGACTTGAAGTCATTGACAACATGCTTGAATTTTTACCGGAGTTTTTGCTTGTAGGCTTGCAAAAGTTTCACGCTGACGAATTTGGCTTTGATTTTGACAATAAAGAAGCAAAAGAGAAACAGCTTGTAAAGGTATACGATTTACTTGACGATTACCTTGACCCGGAGAATGAAGAGGGTGGAGATTTGCAATCACTCTACAACGATTTGTCGGCTGAAATGGAGAAAAACAGTTTTTTATCCAAGATGCTGGCGAAAGAGGTACAGACAGCCAAGAAGAAACCAATCAAGAAGTAAAAGAGCTTACATGGGAAGTATATTGCAACGAAATCCGCCCATATTGGCTTTTGGCAACTAAAGGCTATGGATTTAGCGTTGAGGACATAGATATGTCTTGTCCGGCTGATTTAGAGCCTTATTCAAAGGCTTATATGCTCGAGCAAAAAGAAGCCGACTCCAACATGTGGGCTTGGTGGGGCACATACGGACTAAGCGCAACTCTTACAGCTATCGACAGAGCCTTAAATGGCAACAAAGCAAGAGCAAAATACATTGAGAAATCATTAAATGAGCAATACTCAAAAGATAACGAGCCTAAATACAAGGAGTCTAATGAGGAAATTGCCGTATACGAAATGAAGCAACGAATTAACGCATTAAGACAGTCGGGATTACCTGAAAGTCCTGATTAATGAGGTGAAAATATGGCATATAAAGGAATTGACGTATCGTCATATCAAGGAAATATTGATTGGAGTAAGGTTAAGTGGGCCGGAGTGCAATTTGCAATCCTTAAAATAATCCGCAAAGACCTTAATCCGGATAAAACCTTTGAGCAAAATTGGAAAGGCTGTACTGATGTAGGAATGCCGATACAAGGTGTTTATAACTACTCATACGCTACAACAGTAGACAAGGCAAAGACAGACGCAAATAAGGTCATTCAGACACTTAACGGAAGAAAAACTTTTGTTTGGTTAGATGTTGAGGATAAGTGCCAGCAAGGGCTCGGACAGACGCTTATTGATATTATCAACACATATCAGAGTGTTATCAAAAGTGCCGGGCTTAACTTTGGTGTATACACAGGGCTTAGCTTTTACAATCAGTATATTGCACCATACGCAAATCAGATTAACTGTCCGTTTTGGATTGCACGTTATCCATCCACTAAAGGAATGTCTATTGGTGATGAGCCTAATAGCGCAAAGAAGCCTGTTATACAGCATCCTCTGTATGGCTGGCAGTATTCTAGTGCATTTACCTGTAGCGGTCTGAATAACAGCACTGACGCTAACTTACTCTATATTGAACTTGACAAGGACGATGGAATAGAGAATAATCCGGCACCAACAGCAACTCCGACACCAATAGCAACTCCGGCAAAGAATAATGCTTGGAAAGGCAATGAGGAATATTACCTCAATAATAATGATGTAAGGAAATGGCAACATGCTATGAACATCGGATTTGACACAGACGAACTTAAGGAAGATGGCAGATTTGGAGTTAATTCACAGAGATTTGCTAAAAATCACAATTTGTGGAGCGGTCAGAGACATAACTGCCCGACAGCCATTAAGTGGCTGAGAAAAACTCTACATGACAAGTATCATTTTTATAAACTTGATACTGATTACGGCAAGTGGACGGATTATCTCACTAAATGTGTCATGGTATTTCAAAAGAATAGAGGGCTTAAGCAAGATGGCTATGTTGGATTGATTACAACATACTATCTGCTCAAAGGATAAATACATGAGAGCTACTTTAGGGTAGCTCTTTTTTATTACAGGGAGGTGAGAAAATGGCAGAGAGCATTGAGCTTCAAATCAAGTCGGACGCGCAACAAGCAGCTAGAGCCATAAGCAATTTACAAAGTAAGTTGCAAGGACTTGGAACTACTCTCAATTCCCTCAATGGTGCAAGCATAAGCAATTTTGCGAGTGGAATGTCGCAACTTGCAACATCACTTAGAAGTGTGAGCGGTATCGACACTCGTACCTTTAGCAAGATTGCAACTAACATGGAAAAGCTTGGCAACCTTGATACTGCAAGACTTGTCAGCTCGGCAAGTGCTTTAAAGAGCATGGCAACAGAGTTGTCAGGCTTTGCGAATATCTCAAAGCAATCAGCAGAGATTACACAGCTAACAACTTCAATCTCAAAGCTCGGTTCAAAATCAGCCGGTTATGCTGCGGACAACATAAGAAACCTTGGCAGCACCTTGAAAGAGGTAATGACAACATTATCTAACGCACCGAGAGTCAACAGTAACATTATTCAAATGACTAATGCACTTGCTAATCTGTCGCAACAAGGCGCGAAAGTTGGCTCGGCTAGTAGGTCACTCATAACAGGCTTTTCAAACACAACTAAGTCGATTAAGCGTACAAGAAGCGGATTTAGAGGCTTGGCATCGACTATTGGTAAGTTTTACGCAACTTATTGGATGGTTATGCGAGCTGTAGGAAAAATAGGCAGTGCAGTTGATTTAGCGAGCCAATTAACCGAGGTTCAAAACGTAGTAGATACCACGTTTGGCGATATGGCAAGCAAGGTTGATGATTTCACGAAAACATCAATTCAAGACTTCGGAATGTCGGAGCTGACAGTCAAGCAAATATCAAGCCGTTTCCAAGCGCTAGGTACTTCTATAGGTATTTCATCAGAGCAAGTGGCAAATGGTACGGCAGTGGCAAATAAAGCTCTTATGAGCCAAAATAACACGCTATACAAGACTACAGACAGTATGGCTGATATGTCGCTTAATCTTACAAGGTTAGCCGGTGATATGGCTTCATTCTACGATGTAGACCAAGCTGATGTTGCAAAGAGCTTACAATCCATTTTTTCGGGAACAATAGCGCCGTTAAGGAAATACGGACTTGATTTAACACAAGCCACACTTTCTGAGTGGGCTATGAAAAATGGACTTGACGCAAATATCAAGTCCATGACGCAAGCCGAAAAGGTACTTTTAAGGTACAACTATGTCATGGCTAATACGCAAGCCGCGCAAGGTGATTTTGCTAAAACTGCCAACACTTGGGCTAACAGTGTAAGAGTCCTTAAGCAAGAGTTTCAAGCATGGGGCAGTATCATAGGTAGCGTAGTAATCAATGCTCTAAAACCATTTGTTCAAGCTTTAAGTAAAGTAATGCTCAAGGTTATCAGTTTCACAAGAACTGTAGCTGACGCACTCGGAGCAATCTTCGGATGGACTATCGAAATAAGCGGTCGCGGCGCCACGGCTGACGGCATGGAGGACATAGCTGACGGAGTAGGCGATATTGGTGATAACGCTGATAGTTCCAATAAGAAAGCGCAAAAACTGAAAAAGACATTGCTTAGTATAGACGAGATACACGCACTTGACGATAACAGCGATAGTGGCAGTGGTGGTGGTTCGGGCAGTGGCGGTTCCGGTGGCGGTGGAGCTGGCGGTGGTGTTGACAGTTCGCTGAAAAAGACTGATGGATTGCTCGAAAAATACAAATCATCAATCAAAGACCTTTACTCACTCGGAAAGTACATCGGTGACGCTCTTGCAAGCGCTATGGAGAGCATTGATTGGAAGAAGATATATCAGAAAGCTGACAATTTTGGAAAAGGACTTGCAGACTTTCTTAACGGCTTAATCAGCCCAAGACTCTTTTATGATTTGGGTGCAACAATAGCCGGTTCACTAAACACAGCTTTGCATTTTCTCAATTCATTCGGTACAACATTCGACTGGACTAATTTTGGCTTGTCGATTGCTAACGGCATTAATGGATTTTTTGAGAATTTTGATTTTGCATTACTAGCAAAAACTATTAATGCATGGGTACAAGGAATATACACCGCACTAATCACAGAAGCTAAAAATTTGTCGCGAAAAGACATACTCAAAGGAATTACAGACTTTTTAAGCAATTTGGACATTAAAACTGTTGAGATAATAGTTGGCACATTGCTGATAAAAAAGATAATTTCGTTAAAATTGGGTTCAATGGCACTTGCTTTTATTGGAAAATCATTATCAAAAGCGATAGCACAGGCAATAGCTTCAAAAATTGGATTTGAGCTTGTAGAAGGAGCTGGCATTGGAACGGCAATAATGCAAGCATTTAAAACGATTTTCGCCTCATTGTCAACTAATCTTGGATTGCTCATAGAGGGATTATTTAGTGGCTTAAGCTTGGGTGATGCAATAACAGCCGCATTCGGAACAGGGGCAGTAGACCTATTAGCAACAATTGGTTCTGCTTTTTCGGCAATAGCCGGAACAATTTTATCTATTGTAAATTTTGTCAAAATGCTAAAAGACGGATTTAGCTGGGTGAATGAGCTTTTAATGGTAATAGGTGTTGCATTAGCCACAATCGGAGCAATATTAGCTGGTGTGGCAGCATTGCCGGCGGTAATTGTTGGAGCAATAGTGGCAGCAGTCGCAACTATTGTTGTTGTGGTAAAAGATAATTGGAGTGCAGTTTGTGAACTGTTTTCAACAGTTGGCGATTGGTTCAATGGAAATGTCATTAAGCCTGTGGTTTCGTTTTTTAAAGATATGTGGAAAACCATAAGTGGCTTTTTTGGCTCCTTATGGAAAGACATAGTAACTGTGTGGCAAGGAGCTTCGAAATGGTTCAGTTCCACAGTAATTGAACCGATAGTTGGCTTTTTTAAAGGCTTTGCTACACGAGCACAACAGATTTTTCAAGGTATTTGGATAATAATTCAAACAATTTGGATAGTAGCTTCGGGGTGGTTTAATAATAATGTGATTACTCCAATTTCAAATCTGTTTAACTTTTTAAAAACACTTATACAGACAACGATACAGACAGCAAAAGATTTTGTATTTTCAACATGGCAAGGGGTGGCAAGTTGGTTTAGCGGTACAGTAATACAACCGATTTCAAACTTTTTTAATATGTTGAAAGCTGGTATAACATCGGCGCTTAGCACAGCAAAGAACTTTGTTATATCTACTTGGCAAAGCGTGGCGGGTTGGTTTAATGGCAATGTTATTTCGCCTATCACAAACTGCTTTAATATTATGAAAAACGGAATTACAAACGCGTTTAATTATGTGTGGAGTTCAATAAGAGGCGGTGTCACAGGGGCTATGAACTACGTTATTTCAAAAATAGAGAATGGGGTTAATTTTGTTGTCAGTGGAATTAACTCTTTATTAAGAGGATTTAACAAAGTTGTTTCTATGGCTGCTAAGGTGGCCGGTGCAAATTGGAACGGAGTATCGTTAGTCCCGAAAGTACATATTCCAAGGCTTGCCAGTGGTGGAATTTTCCCAAGGGGAGAGGACGGCATGGCTTTTATTAATCACAATGAGTTAGTCGGCAAATTCTCAAACGGCAAAAACGTAGTTGCAAATAACCAACAAATCACAGAGGGAATTAAACAGGCTGTCATGGAGGGCATGGCACAAGTGATGATGAACTCTAACACTGGTGGAAACTCTGCACCTATCATTGAAAATGTGTTCAAGTGCGACAGTGAAACACTCTATCGCATGACACAGGTAGGTAAAGCAAAGCACGGACAACGATATATTGTAGCAAATGAATTTGGCTAAGACACTCACCCTTGTGTGGGTGTCTTTTAACGAGGTAACAATATGGCAATGATGTTAGTAGACGGAGTGGAGTTACCTACTCCGTCAAGCTTTGAATGGGGCATGATTGATGTGTCTGCAAGCGACAGTGGACGTACACAAGACGGCAAAATGCACAAGAATAGAATAGCACAGAAACGACAACTTAAATTGTCGTGGAATGGTACAGACAAGGCTAGGACAGCAAAGATACTTCAAATGGTAAACCCCGAATATATCAGAGTAACATATCCTGACGCTATGAGAGGCACTGATGAAACACGTACATTCTATGTGGGTGATAGAAGCGCACTTATCAAGATATGGACTGTTGGCAATAAGAGGTATGAGGTATTAAGCTTTCCTCTCATAGAAGTATAAGGCGGTGATTAAATGCTTAACGTATCGGCTAAATGGCAAAGGGCAGTAATGCTCGATAATGACATAAACGTAAATTGTTTTGCTGACATAGTTACGGCAAGTGGCGAGAAAATCCCTATTAGTGATAGTAAGCTGTGGGCGAATGGCTTCGAAGTTAATGACTCAACATCAAGCAATGGTACTTTCACAATCGGGGCTTTGATTGCCGGAAAACTGAAAATTAAGCTGAATAATATTTATGAAGATTACAGCAAGTATGATTTTGATAAGGCAAGCGTAACAGCATATGTTTCAAAAAGTTTTTCTGACGGCACAACCGAAAAGCTAAAAATCGGTGAGTATAGAGTCAGCGAAACAAGCTATGATGGCTCACTCATAACGCTTACTTGCCTTGACAATATTAATAATTTCAATCGCGAGTACGATAGCAATTTAAGCTACCCTACGACAGCATATGAGGTAGTCAGAGACGCTTGTATTAAGTGTGATGTACCTTTTACTATGGCGAGATTCGATAACTCTGACTACACGATTAACGAGATACCAAGTGACAATCAAAAACTCACATATGGACAGGTAATAGCTTACATCTTACAGTTAAGTGGATTATGGGGCAAGTGCGGTCACGATGGCGAATTACTTATCGGATGGTATGATATGAGCCAATTTGAGAGTCAAAATTACAATGGTGGAACTTTTAGCACAAAAACTACACCATACTCTGACGGAAACAGCGTTGATGGTGGAAATTTCACCGACTATTCAAGTGGCGATAGTGCTGATGGTGGAACATTCACAGAAACGAGAAATTACCACAATATTTACACGCAAAAAGACTTGAACGTTGCGACTGATGATGTTGTTATCACCGGGGTAAAGGTAACTGTAACCTCAAAAGAGGACAAGACAAAAGATGTTAATGCTCTTGCCGGAAAAGAGGGATATGTAGTCTCAATCTCTGATAATCCGTTTATTTCGGCAGAAAAGGCACAGACAGTTGCAAACTATATCTTCAAAAAAATCGGTGGTATGAGGTTCAGACCTCTTGACGCTACACTCTTGTCAAACCCACTGATTGAGAGTGGAGATGTGGCGCTTGTGACAGACCGCAAGCAGAATACCTATAGCTGTTTTATTTCTAACCGAGCATTTACAGTTGGAAGCGGTACAAAAATTTCATGCGATGCTGAAAATGCTTCAAGAAATAGTGCTGATAAATTTAGCAATGAGACAAAGGCTATCGTACAGGCTAGGAAAGTTGCACAGGCACAACTAAGTGTATATGATAAGCAAATGCAATTGTTGACACAGCTAATGTCTCAATCGCTCGGACTTTTTAAGACTGAACAGGTGCAAGAGGATGGCTCAATTATTTACATTATGCATAATAAAGCCGACCTTAATTCAAGTAATATACAATGGAAAATGACAGCTAATGGCATGGCTGTATCAAATGATTACGGAAAAACATGGAAAGCCGGAATTGATAAAGACGGAAACGCTATTGTTAATATTATGTCGGCTATCGGCATTAATTTTGACTGGGCGCATGGTGGTACACTCACTTTAGGCGGTGAGGATAACACAAACGGCAAGCAATATGTCAAAGACGCAAACGGAAAAATCCTGATTACGCTTGACAACAAGGGCATTACGCTTGCTGACGGAGTTAATATATCATGGAATAATATCTCTAATAAGCCGAGTATACCAACAGACACCAACGATTTAACGAATGGTGCCGGATATATTGATTCGGACAAAGCAACACAAATTACAAAAGACACCGTGACTACAAGCTATGTAAATGCACTTAGTGTTAAGGCCGGTTCAGTTGACGCGGAGGACATCACAGGAACAACAATTACCGGCAAGAATATTGTTGGCGGAACAATTGATATTGGAAATGGAGTGTTTGCAGTTGACAACGATGGAAAAGTAACCGCTTCAAATTTTAATATGTCCGGTGGAAGTATTGCACTGAACGGAAATTTAAGTAATTCAACGATTGATTTAACGGCCACTGACAATTCGGGAAACAATTATGAACTTTGGATGAATGGCGCAGTCTTGCGAATTGTCAAAAATGATGAGAATTTGATTACACTTTACGGAGCCACAGGCTCTATAGGTGCACAGACAATGTATGCTCAAGAGATAGGCTCTGATAAATTTAGAGAAACCGATAGAGGATATGCAATGTGTGGTGATGCAACAGGTCATACATACCATTGCGGTTGGAATGGCAGTGCCTTAAGTTTCCAAGTTGATACTATTTGGGTATGGAGTTCGTCAGATAAACACTTAAAAAAGAATATTAAAGCAATTAATCAAGATTATATTGATGCAGTAGGCTCGGTTGATTTATTTCAATATAATCTTAATAGACAAGGATATTCAGACAAACCGTTATATTTTGGAGCAATGGCACAGGATATAATCAAAAACCTTAAAGATAAAGGGCATGTCGATGAAAATCTCAATATGATTTTCCAAAACAAAGCAACATCGGATGACGATACACTGTACTATGGCATGAACTATGAGCAATTCCTAATTCTAAGACTTGCTGGAGACGAGCAGAAGATTGATAAAATGCAAAAACACATAGATGAATTGGAAGATAGGTTTTCAAGATTGTGTCAGAAATTAGGCATTGATGAAAGCGAGGTGTAGCTTATGGCAATTCAAATGAGACGAGGGGCATACGCGGAGTTTGACCCCTTAAAAATGAAAGCTGGAGAATGGGCGGTATCGACCGACTCCGACACGAAAAAACAGCAGATATGGATGTGTTTCGCACCCGGAATAGTTAAGCGGATGGGAACTGTTGAGGATTTTGACACTGAAATTCAAAGACTTATTCAGAGCTATCTTGACGGCATGGCTCAATCTGTATCACAAGCTCAAAAATCAGCAGAACTTGCCACAAACAAAGCTCAAGAATCATCCACCTCTGCAAGTAATGCTAAAACTAGCGAGACCAACGCAAAGACCAGTGAAACCAACGCGTCAAACTCGGCCACAAAAGCAAGGAATAGTGAAACCAATGCTAAAGCGAGTGAAACAAAAGCTAAAGCAAGTGAGACCAGTGCGTCTACCTCTGCAAGTAACGCTAAAGCGAGTGAAACAAATTCTAAGACCAGTGAAACTAATGCTAAGAAATCAGAGACTAATGCATCTACAAGCGCAGCTAACGCAAAAAACAGTGAAACTAATGCCAAGGCTTCTGCTACTAGCGCGTCAACTTTTGCAAGTAACGCTAAGACAAGTGAAACAAAAGCCAAGGCTTCTGAAACCAATGCTAAGACAAGTGAGACTAACTCTGCAAAGAGCGAGTCGGAAGCGCAAAAGTACGCAGAACAAGTTAAAGAAATATCTGAGAGCTTCAGCGGAGCATTAAGGCCTCTTGGAACAATCAACTTTGCCGACTTACCGAGCACAGCGGATGCTAATTCTGGTGATATGTACAATATAACTGACCAATTTACTACGACCACTGATTTTAAAGAGGGGGCTGGTAATATAATCCCTGCTGGCAGTAATGTATATCTGACAATCGACAGATATTGGGATGTGCTTGCCGGCACACCGGTAACAGGAGTAAAAGGCGCAAAAGAAGTATATTATCGCAGAGGAAATGTAAACATAACTCCTGCCAATATCGGAGCGGTTGCAGAAGGTGGAAATATAAGCGATACAACAGTTACTTTTGCCGATACAACAACTAGAGCAAACCTTGTTTCCGGTGAAAAAGTGTCGGTCGGCTTCGGAAAAATTAAGAAGTGGTTCGCTGATTTGAAAAGCTTTGCCTTTAAAGATTTGGCGAATAACCTCACGACTTCTACCACTGGAAACGCATTAGACGCGAGTCAAGGCAAGATTTTGAATGACAAATACGATGAATTAAACCGAAGTTTAAGTTTTAAGGTAAATACCACTGATAGCCGACTGTCGGATGCCAGAACTCCGAAACCTCACACCCATGATGATAGATACTATACTGAGAGCGAGATTAATACTAAGCTTAATGCATTAGTAAAAAATCATATTGTTGTCTCGCGTAAGGCTGAATCAATAACAGTTACTGGAAATTCCGATAGAGAATACTCTTTTTCATTTTCTTTGCCAAGCGATGCAGGGATTATTACGCAGCTTCCTATAATTTATGCTGGCGGCAAGGGCATATCAATTGGAAGAAATGTCAATAAAGATTTTACTGTACTTCTTTGGAATAATAATAGCAGTACACAAAATGTCGGGGTTATTTATTATGTAGTGTACATCATATAAATAAATGTATTGGAACATAAAGCGTTGAGAGCCGCCTTCAAATGCGCCACATAGTGCCTATTGTTATGGGTATGATTAGCGTCAGACTTGGAATTCAAGCTCTTCTTTGTATTATCTAAACTTTGGTTTAGCAGACTATCACAAATAGGATTTTGCACATAAAAAGAGAGAACATAAGCCCTCTCAATTATTTTACAGGAATAGGGTTGCAAAACAGTCCATGTTGTCAATATTCGACAAAATAAAACACTTTAAAGTGCTACAGTAATGATGTTCTCAATAAGAGAACTCTTCAAGTTTCGGTAGGGCGGTAGGCTAATTGGCGGTCTATCGCCCTATTTTGTATTGGCGCCTACAAGCATATGTTCTATAATTGGTTTTAGAAAGTGGGGTTTTAAAAATGGATTACAAGAAAGAAATAATACAGATGATTGAAAAAATAGAAGATGCAGGCACTTTGGGGTACCTGCATACATTCATAAAACTTTTTTTGGAAAAGTGGGGCTAGTCCTCACTTTTTTCTTTTCGAGATAACATAACGTCAGTCATGCTTAAAATCGTTTCCTTATCTCTATTGTCTAGTAAAGAAAACTTTTCGAACAATTTAAAATCCTCTTTTGCCATATCGGGAGTTGGCTCTTTTTTCTTAGAAACATCAAATCCCATTAACCACATAGGCTCGACTCTTAAAATCTTACCCATTTTACCACTGCTTATATTAGATGGTGCATGAGAGCCACTAAGATATTGACTAATAGAAGCTTTGCTCACACCGGACCTGTCAGCCAGTTCTTGAGGCTTCATATCCAAATCAGATAACGCTTCTTTTAATCTTAAAGCAGTAATTTCGTTTTTCACTTCATTTCACTCCTTTCCTATTTGATAAATCAATCATAACACAAAGATGTTAAACTTTCAACAAAAAAGTTAAACTTTATCAAACTTTTGTGTTGACATTCGAGTTAAACAGTGTTAAACTAAGCGTGTGTTAAGGAAAGGAGGTAAAGCAAATGCCATATAGATATGACAAGCTAAGAGGACGAATAATTGAAAAGTGTGGCAGTCAAGCCAAGTTTGCCGATAAAATAGGCTTATCACAGAATAGCGTATCAAGGAAGTTGAATTGCGATGTGGGTTTTTCACAGACTGATATGCTTAACTGGGGAGCTGTATTGGATATTCCGCAGGCAGAGTATGGCACTTATTTTTTTAACTGAAAAGTTAAACGGAGTTAAACTTAGGAAAGGAGTAACAATGTCGAAAATCGAAATCAGACAGGTTGAGGGTGAAAAGATTTTTACAGAAATCTGCATTGACGGTCACAAAATTGACGGAGTGAGAGGCTATGAATTGAAACAAGACAAAGCTGGATTTCCCGTACTAACAATTGACCTAAATGCGTTTGATATTGCCACAGACTTGCGAACGCTACAGTTGAATCAAAAATATGTAGGCACTATTGAGAGTATCAAATTTAGAGACGGCTATGAGGTTAATTTTGGCTCTCGTGTTTCAGAGAGCCAATAGGAACTATTTGTTGAGATTTTGAAGAATAGAGCATTGTTTAGGGTTGCGACAACAACCAAACGACATTGCATATTGACAGACTAACCGACCATTCTCAAGACTTTGTTTTTCCAAGTCGGAAGTATCTATCATTTTAATCTCAACGGAATAATCCTTGTTCTGCTTATTGCAGAAACCATTAAGAATCATAAGCGACTCACCTCCTTATTATCTAATGAGGAGATTATAACACAGAAAGGAGAAAACATGAACGATTTACAAATTTTTGAAAATTCAGAATTTGGTTCAGTAAGAACAATAACAGTTGACGGAGAACCTTATTTTGTAGGAATTGATGTAGCTGATAAGCTGGAGTACCAAAATGGTAGCCGAGATATAAATGCCCATGTTGATGAGTGCGACAGAAAAGTTATTTCTTTATTCGATGGCAAACAGAATAGAAAAACAACAATAATCAACGAGAGTGGCTTTTATTCATTAGTATTTCAAAGCAAGATGAAGAAAGCTAAAGAGTTTAAACACTGGGTTACAGCAGAGGTGCTTCCACAGATAAGAAAAACAGGCAGTTATGGTATGCCAAAGACAACAGGCGGTCAGATACAGCTTTTGGCGCAGGGCTACACAGAATTAGAGCAGAAAGTAAACGACATTAAAGATGATGTGAGCGAGCTTAAGGAAAATGTACCACTTTACAGCTGCGATATTGACGAGATACAACAGCATGTTAAGCGCAGAGTTGTAAATATCCTTGGTGGCAAGCAGAGCGAAGCATACAGGGATAACAGTATCAGACATAAGACATTTTCTGATATATGGACACAGTTAAAGCGTGAGTATGGTTGCGTATCTACTTATAAGAGTATCAAGAGGAAGTATATAGACGATGTGCATGAGTTTATTGATTGCTATGTCGTGCCTAAGTACCTTGATGAGCTTATTCAGGACGCAAACGCTCAACAGAGTTTTGCATAGTGAGGTGATTGTATGAGAAAAAGAACTTTAAAGCAGAAATTCTACACCGGTTTCGGCTATTCGATTTTCGGAGCATTAGCATTTGCGTTTTTCCTTGGATTATCGGTGGCATACGGAATTAAGACAGCAAGTATCATCGTTGGAGCAATCGTAACAGTATTTTGGCTGATACTGATTGCAATATGTCTCATAGAGGAGGGCGAACCGCATGAGAAGAAAAAGGATATTGATGTTATCGACTTTAATAATTGGAACTATGACCTTAAAGCCAATAGCAGCGAAAGCAGATAGCAAAGTTGAGCTGACAGCCGGAGTTTCTTCCTATTTAAATGATGTAATGCTAGGGAAGATTGAACCGACAGTGGTTCAGAATGAGCCGGTTGTAGTTGAGCAGACCTATGTAGAACCAACAGTTCCAACTTGCCGTAAGAAATATAGTTGTAGCCGGTTTAGGAAACTAGGACGAGTCAGATATGGTGATTACACTTATACGTGGTACTCACAGAGAGTGTTACCTGGAGGCGGTTTAAATATTCCGGGCAGACATTTAAACGAGCACGGATTGGTAGTTGATGAAAACGAATACGTTGTAATTGCAAGTGATGATTTACCACATGGAACTGTGGTCGATACTCCTGTTGGCATACAAGGAATTGTATATGACGAAGGGAGTGGAAATGGAAATCTTGACATCTACTGCGATTGGTAGCCAATTGAAGCGTCAGAGTGCTAACGATTACCTACAAGAACTATATCGAGCTAAACGGCACGAGGACAAATCGTTTGACTTTCAAGCGCTGTTGGACAAAGAAATGGAGAAACTAAATGAGCGACAATGTAAGACGAATTAGGCTAGGCGATACAAGATACAGATTGAAGCCATTAACAAGAGAGCAGAAGCTATTGCTCAACAAAGCTCATTACGTGGCTAGTGAGTGGCTTTTTGTATCGGAGTCGGACTCATACTTAAGAGTAGTTAAGAAATCAAGCCTGCATGGGAACTTGATTCTAAAAACCATAAACAAATAGAAAGAGAGGAAACGCAATGAAGATTACACACATTTTTGCACAGAATTTTTGTAAATTCTACGGCAAAAACACATTAGACACAGATTTTTCAATGAAAACTGTATTGTCCGGTCAGAATGAAGTCGGCAAATCGACAGTTAAGAGAATTATTCTTGATGTGCTGAATTGTCACGATGAGAATGACAGAGAGATTACAGGCATAAGACCGCATGATGAAAGCGGAGCCGAGATTGACGATGTTGATATTGTGAGGGCTGTCACCTTTGAGATTGACGGAAAAATAAAGACTCTGAAAAAGGTTACAAGGCAGAAACGTAACAAAAAGGGTGAGATTACAGGCAGTGTTACCGATTACTCAATTAACGATGTGCCTTACAAGATGGCTGACTACAATCAGTACATCAATGACAACATAGCAGAGCTTGGAGTATTGCCATTCTGCTTAAATGCCATGACATTGCTTAACAAGTCACAGGCAGAGCAGAGATTAGCACTTGCAAGCTATTTTGGTACACGTACTGATGAAGAAATCTGCGATATGTTTCCACAGTTTGCTGAACTTAAGCCAATGTTTGACGATGGGGATGTAGACCAGCTCAAAAAAGTATGCCGTGGCAAGCTAAACGGCACAGGCGGTAGGAATGGCTCAAAAGGACTCGTCAAGGAAAGAAACGAAATCTCAACAAGGATTGATACAATTCATTCTACCAATGAGTATACAGACCTTGCAGAGCTTGAATTGCAAAAGAAAACCTATGAGCCACAGCTTAAGGAAATCGAAGATAAGTTGTCCGACTACAATAAGATTTTAGAGGATAAGCAGAAAGCTACAGAGGACATTATGAGCCTTAAATTTGAGCTTTCTGACATGGAGAGAAAAGCCAATGCTGAAAATCAGAAAAAGCGCATGGAGCTACAGTTACAGATTGATGACTTCAATGTTTCAATCCGCAAAACAGAGTCAATGATAAGAGCCGGAAAGACTAGCATTAAAACCTCTGAAAGAGAGATTGAAGATTGCGCAAGAGACTTAGCAAAGGTACGCGCTGATTGGAAAAAAGCAAAGGCACTTTCCTTTGATGAAAGCAGTGTTAATTGTCCGATGTGTGGTCAGAAGTTGCCGGAAGATAAGGTGGAGGTCTTAAGAGCCGAATTTGATGCTCTAAAAGCAAAGAACCTTAAAGAGCTTGAAGGTAGGGGCAATGCACTGTCAAACTATAGCAAGGGGCTTAAACAGGCTATTGAGGATAAGAAAAAAGAGATAGCTGACCTTGAAGCAGAACTTAAGGAGCTGACAGAAAAGCGTGATACTGTCGCTAACAAGTTTGAACGTGATAACATCGCTAAAGAGCTTGGAATGGTACCTACTGATGTTGACATGACAGGTAACAGTGAGTATCAGGCACTTAAAGCTAAAATCGAGGAAAAAGAGAAAGCCCTTGCCGATGAAAATGATACATCGGAGCTTATCAGAAAGCTCAAAAACGAGCGAAACGAACTGTTAAGGCAAGTGTCGTCAGTCGACACCAAGATTGAGCTTGGTGTGGCGAATAACAAGCGCATAGACGATAGCATAGCCGACCTTGAAGAAAAGAGAAAAGACCTTAATCAAGAGATAGCTGATTGGGAGAGAAAGCTTGACTTGCTGAAAGAGTTTACTCGAAAGAAAAACGAACTCTTACAGGCTGATGTTAATAAGTATCTGAATTTTGCTACGGCAAAGCTTTTCAGACCGCTCTTAAATGGCGATACCGAGGAGTGCTGCGACTTTGCTTACAATGGCGAAGCATATGCAAGAAATCTCAATCATGGTGCAAGGATGCTGACAGAAGTTGACATATGCCGAGCTTTTCAGAAAGTGGCAAGCGTTAATTTCCCGATTATTATTGATGATACAGAGAGCGTTGACGATTGGAGAATACCACAGATTGATAACCAGCTAATCTTGTTAAAGCATACACAGGACAAAGAGCTTGTGATTGAGGCGGTGTGATATGAAGAATGATAGATATATTGTAGAACAAGAGTTTGAACACGCAGGATATAAATGTGTCGTTACATTCAATGTGATGGGGCATAGGTGCGGATATGTAGGCATTCCTAAAAACCATTCTTTATATGGTAAAGAGTATTCAGACTATCTCGAAATTAAGAAAGCAGATGTCGGAGACCGAAAAATAAGCGGTATTTTTCCTTTGCTTGGAGCTTGCCTTGATAAAGACGAAAGAATACGAATTGAAGCATATTTTCAATGCCACGGCGGTATTACCTTTGCGGATGGCGGAGAAAATTCAAACTATCCAATAGAAAGTGATTTATGGTGGTTTGGATTTGACTGTGCACATTGCGATGACGCAAAAGAACTTGAACTCGCTTATGAGAGATTTCCTAATTACAGAGAGCGCCTTGCTATGCAGATTGAGTGTGAAGATAGATTTCGCATTGATGGCACGATAGTTCGCACAGAGGAATATGTAGCAGAAGAGTGCAAGAAGTTAGCAGAACAGTTGAAAGAGTTTGAAGAAAAGTGAGGTATAGAGATGATTAAAGCAAAAGACGGAAAAGTTACAGTTAGAGGTACAAGAAGCAATGTTATGGCAGAGGCAGTTACTGTTTTACGTACGCTTAAAGAGGAACTTTCAGAGGAAGAGTACAAAATGGTAATTAGACTTGCTGATAAAAGCAGGGAGCAGTTAAGCGACGAAGCCAAGAAAATGAGAGAAGAAACCGAGAGAATGAAAGAAGAACTCAAAAAGTTACTTGGATTATGGGAGGTATAGAAATGATTATTAAGAAGAGAAACTATTATATGGGTGGCAAGAAACATACTGTAGAGCTTAAGTATGACGGATATATGTATACAGTCATATCTGACGGAGTTTTATTCAAGCAGACACCTAATGAACTGTTTGCGGTTCAGGTTTTCAATGAGATTTAGGAGGATTAATTATGGCAGAGAATACACAGATAGTTGAGTATGAATCAAATGGGGAAATGGTAAAAATTTCTCCAACAATGATAAAAAGATACCTTGTAAGTGGCGGTGGCAATGTATCTGACGGAGAAGTAATGATGTTTATGTCATTATGCAGATACCAGCACTTAAATCCGTTTTTGAGAGAAGCATACCTTATTAAGTATGGAAGCAACGACCCGGCCACAATAGTTACTGGAAAAGACGTTTTTACAAAGAGAGCCAATGCGGACCCACGATATAAGGGAAAGAAAGCAGGAATTATTGTAATTAAAAAGGACGGAGCTGTTGAAGAGCGAGAGGGAACAATGGTTTTACCTAACGAAACTATCGTAGGTGGCTGGGCGAAAATCTTTATTGACGGAAAAGAGGACGAGTATCAGTCGGTAGGTTTTGATGAGTATGCAGGAAGAAAAAAAGATGGTTCGCTTAACAGCCAATGGGCGAAAAAGCCAGCCACGATGATTAGAAAAGTAGCTGTTGTACAGGCTTTAAGAGAAGCGTTTCCAGATAGATTTCAAGGTTTATATGCACAAGAGGAATTTCAAAATGTATCAGATGTAAAACTTGATACAGAAAAGGTTGTTGCTGATGAAATCAAAGAAAACGCAAATAGCGTAGATTTTGATGAGGACAACATAATTGATGTAGAGCCGACCGACACGGCTGACAAGTAGTCAGAGGAGCTACCGCCGTTTATGCAGGCAGAATAAGGAGGAAATATGATTTTTGTTAAGCTAATGATTTTATTGTGGGTGATCTTTTTGATAATCAGATTTTTTGTAAGGGCAAATTTAACACTTTCGGAAAAGGCGCTTATCGCATTAGGTGGTAAACTCCCAAAATTAACATTTGGACTTGTATTGTTGCTTATCAGCTTTTGCCTTGCGTTAATTGATAGCTTCGTAGCTTTGGTCTGGTTTTTATTTTTTAGATAAGGAGATTGACCATGAGAGTGATTTCACAGCATGGCAATGTTGATTTGCCTTATGAGCAGATAGTTGTGTGCCACGCAATGGAGAGCGTTATAGCACTATACAATGGAGAGAAATACGTATTAGGCGAGTACTCTTCCAAAGAGAAAGCGTATAAAGCTATGGAAATGTTGAGAGAGCAATATTCGAGAATTAGAATTATAAAAGCTCTTGCAAGTGGCGCATGCGAGTATATGGAAAAATCGTTAAAACCGGAAGAGTTCAAAGACATCTTTGAAGAATACATCAATATGGAAGTTTTTCAGTTCCCACAGGATGATGAAATCGAGGTGTGAGTATGCTAATCAATTCAAATAAAGAAAGTGTAACCGAACATGTCAAATTCATAAGCTACACAGGCAAGTATCCCAATTTATGTTGTGGAGATTTGACGCTCGAGATTGACGGAAAAAAGGCGATATTTGGAAATGGGTATGACGCAAAAATGAATAAACGTAAAGGCATATATCCTATATTTTGGCACTCCGGCGGATATATTAGAAACTATGAAGCCTATAAAGAAGAATGGCAAATAGATGTATCTGAAATACCCGAAGAATATCGCAAGTATGCAAGCGAAATAGACGAGGTGTTTAATGTCAATGTGCCTTATGGCTGTTGTGGAGGTTGCATATGAAACTTAAATGTTTAGGCTCATCGTCAGCCGGAAATTGCTATCTGCTAACTTCCGACAGTGGAGAAACACTTATCCTTGATTGCGGAATACCGATTAAGGAGATTAAAAAAGGCTTGAATTGGAATATAAGGGGGATTAAGGGTGTGGTTATAAGTCACACCCACCTCTAGACCATAGCAAGTCATTAAACGATTTTAAGTCAATGGGAATACCAATACTTGCCCCATATTTAGGCGATAGCCGTAAATCAATGAATATGGGCGAGTTTACAATAAAACCTTTTGATTTAACAACAATAGATGGAAGTTGGACACATACAGACGCAAATGGTGAGTCTTGCCCGATATACGGCTTTCTGATTACTCACAAGGAAATGGGAAGAATGCTTTACATAACCGATTGTGAGGTTGTCAAGTGGAGATTTAAAGACATAAACCACATTCTTTTAGGTGTGAATTATGACAAAGATTTAATCGACAGGGATAACACAGGCAAAGCTAATCACGTTTTCAGAGGTCATTTATCCATTGACACGGCTTGCGATTTTGTTAAGGCAAATTATTCAGACAGCTTGCAGAACGTCATAATGTGCCATCTGTCAAGTGAAAATTCTGATAGAGATAGTTTTATCGAGAAGATGAAAAAAGTCGCTTGTGGGGCAAATATGGATGTTGCGGAGCGCAACAAGGAATGGTTACTTGCTAATCCTAATGAGTGCCCTTTTTAGAAAGGAAATTATATGGTAAAAAGAAAAGAAACAGGGGTAAGCCCTATTACTAACCGGATTTATTATGGAACCTTAGATACGGATAAACACATGTGGGTAGGACAGAAAACGGACATAACAGAAAGCGCAATAGCTTCTGTATTTGAATGGTTCATGGCGAATATGGAGGGAAAACAAGAGTATTCTATCGCATACCCAAATACAGGCTTTGAATTAGTAATGAGGAGAAAGGTGGAAAATGATTAAAGGCAGAAAAGTCTACGACCCATTAACTGATACTTGGAGCACAGGTTATTGGGTTGTGGATGATAAAGGGAATTATTACCCAATATGGTAGAAGATTTGAGCAGATTGGAGATGTGAATGAGAAATTTTTATAGCGGTATCAGCAATGATAAAACACAATTTTTGATAAATATGAATTGGTATAAGGAAAATGATGTAGAGACTTGTTTTAACCATAGTAAAATTTTTCATGGATTGCCTAAAAATTGCAGCATTGAAAAAAATGATTTTGAATTAGTATATTTAAAATTTGAATGGATTGGTAATACATATTACCCGCAAGAAAGCGATAAAAGTGAAGGACAACCAATTAGGGTATATAAAATCAAGATGTAAATAATAAATTCTGAAAAGGAAAAATATCCTAATGCAGAACAGAAATACAGATTTGATTTAGTAGAGAGTGAGGAAAAATAATGAACATTGTAACATTAATCGGCAGATTAACTAGAGACCCTGAGATTAGATATTCACAGGGTGAAAATGCAATGGCAACAGCAAGATTTACACTTGCTGTTGACAAGAATTTTAAGAAGAAAGACGATAAGGCAAATTTCATTAACTGCGTGGCTTTCGGCAAGATTGCTGAAACAGTAGAAAAGCATGTATTTAAAGGTTCAAAGATAGCAGTTATCGGTGAGTGGACTACAGGCAGTTACAAGAATAAAGACGGAAACACAGTTTACACAAACGATTGCAACATATCTAAGTTGGAGTTTTGCGACAGTAAAAATTCAAGTGGCAGCAGTGCAGAGCCACAGCCAAAACCCGATGATAGCTTTATGTCAATCCCTGATGGTATTGACGAGGAATTACCATTTAACTAAAGAGGTGGAAGTATGGGATTGATTGACGCAGATGCACTAAAGAAAGATTTAAAATCGGTCACTTTAAGCAATGGAACTTTAGTAAATACAAATGCAGTATTGCATTTACTAGAAGAATATCCGACCGCCTTTGATGCAGACAAGGTTGTGGAGCAGTTGGAAGAATTAAAAAGTCAAGTCCCTGTAAACAGAATCCTTGATGACATCATAAAAGATAAACCGAAAGAATTAGGCCAGCTAATTGCTTATGATAAGGCAATCGAGATAGTAAAGGCAGGTGGTAACATTGAATTATCAGAACATAGCAAGAGCCAAGGCAATAGAACAGGAAAATAAAAAGCGACTATTAAAGCTGAACCCAAAGCTGAATGACAGGAGTGGGATTTACTTCCTACTCCGAGAAGATGAAAACGGATTTAAGTATGCGTATGTCGGGCAGGCGGTACACACACTTAGCAGATTGGCAAGCCACCTTGTAGGTTATGAACAGCACATAGACCTTAGCTTACGCAAACACAAACTGTACGACAAAGAGAAAAATCCTTATGGTTGGCGAGTTGAATTTCTGAATTTCCCCGAAAGCCAGCTTGACGAGAAAGAGAAGTATTACATCAAGCTATATGCCGATAAAGGTTATCAGCTTAGAAATGTCAGTTTAGGCGGTCAAGGAGAAAATCGTGCTAGTGGTTCAATAGGTGAGAGGAAAGCACCTAAAGGCTATCTGCAGGGCGTACAGCAAGGTAGAAAGAACCTCGCAAGGGAATTATCGCATATCATCGAAAAACACCTTGTTGTGACGATTAGAGAGGATAAACAGGGCAATAAGGTGTCACAGAAGCAACTAGATAAATTTATGGAGCTTATTAATGCAGATTCATATAAGGACGTTGAGTAAATGAAAAGAAAGGCGGCAATTATGGATAAATCACAATACTTAGAAGAAATAAAATCAACTACTGAGAATTGTTGCAACATTGGATATAAGTGTGGATATGAAGTAGCGATAGAAAATTTGAAAACAAAAATCTTTGCAAATATGCATGTTGATATATCTGCAAAGATGATTAACGATGAGTTATTAGGCAAATTAAACAGCGTTGTGGAGAGGTAAGGCATGACCGCTTGTTTATTGAACCATAGTTCCTAAAAAATCAAGTATTTATGAGAAAGGAAAAAAGAAAATGAATGAAGAAATGATGTTTATAGCTTGTAATGTTCCAAAGTTTTTAGAGGAACAGATGAATAAAATGAAAGACGCTCTTACAGGTGGTATGAACGAAGATAATCTTAAAGGTTTTGAGTATGCAGTAGATACTATGTTAAGTATTCTTAGGCAGACAATTCATGCAGCCGAGATGGATGATGAGATTCTTGTGCATAGCGATAAAATCGCTGATGAGAATGAATTAGAAGAGTTTGATTTACATGATTTGTTAGAACTTTATGGTTGCAGAGTTGTGGCAAACTTACAGAAGAAAAGTGTTTAATGTTGTAAACTGAAATTTAGAAAGGATGCCAGTCTGGTAAGAGAAAAGAACAGGCAAAGTAAATAATTTTATCCAAAACTTAAAAGAAAAAGGCACTACCGAGATAACACTTGATATAACAACAACAGGCAAAGGAATTGTCTATACATTAATTTGGTAGATATCCTGAAATCAAAAGAGAATTTGATGTAAAGATAAATTAGGATTTATGGAGGTAGATATATGATTACGCAGATAGGATTTTTAAGAAAAGGAGATGTGTTCAGATTTGAGGGTGATATTTACAAAGTAGGACATTTGTTGGAGAGTACAAATGGGTATGTTTCCTGTATTGATGTTAATACAGGAAAGAAAAAAAGATTGCATATTGATGTTGATGTAGAAATTGAACAGGCAAACTGAAATTTGTTGAAAGGAGTAAAACAGAGTGAAGTTTTTAAGCAAGAAGAAATGTGATGAAATTCTGAAAAGAATTACTGCAAATGAAATTATTCAGGTAGAGTACGGACTACACGATATGGAAGCGGAAACAAAAGCAACGGAAAATAGAGCAGAGATAGCTTTTATTGTCGGTGGCTTCAAGGGTATGAACAAGGTGCAGAACACGTTGAGAAAGAGGTATAACAATATAAACCACGAGGAAAAAGATTAAAATACATCAACCGAAATTTGAAGAAAATAGGAGATGACGATATGGCGATATACAGAAATGTCCGGTTGTCATTTTGGACGGACAATAAAATCTTAGATGATTTTACACCGGAGGACAAGTACTTTTACTTATACTTACTCACTAACCCACATACAAACATATGCGGTTGTTACGAAATAAGTTATAAGAGTATGTCGGACGATACAGGCTATAACAAAGAGACAATTATAAGATTACTTGAAAGATTTGACGAAGTGCATGGTGTCATTAAGTTTAGCCCGAGTACAAAAGAAGTGCTTATTTTGAATTGGTATAAGTATAATTGGAGTAAGTCAAACAAAGTACTTACAGGGGCATGCAACGTAGCAAAATACATCAAGAATGAAAGCTTTAAAAAATACATTTTTGACACCATTGAGAGCGTTAGAAATAATACTTTAAATATACCCTATGAATACCCTATGGAGACATCTGTTTCTGATACTGATACTGATTCTGTATCTGATACTGTTATTAATAATATAGATAATAATAAAGAGATATATATAAATATTATTAACTATCTAAATAATAAATGTAATACAAGATATAGATATAATACCCCTAATACCAAAAAGCATATTAAAGCAAGACTTAATGAAGGATATACAGAGCAGGACTTTTATACAGTTATCAGCAAAAAGGCTGATGAATGGCTTGGAACAGAACAGGAGAAGTACTTAAGACCCGACACTTTGTTCGGAACTAAATTTGAAAGCTATCTGAATCAGCAGATCAGCAAAAGCACACAATCAAATAAGCAATCATCACAACTTGATAGAATTTTAGAAAGTTTGAGAGGTGAGACGATATGACGGAAGGGGAGGCAAAAAAACTTTTCGCAGTTATGACAGTGGCATATCCAAATTACAGAATTGATGATATTGAATACACAGCTAAGATATGGGCGGACTTTCTTGGAGGATATTCATACGAGCAGGCGAATATGGCGCTTAGAACATACATAACAGCCGACACAAGCGGATTTGCACCGAGCATCGGACAGTTAATTAACAAACTGCATGAGGTTCAATCCCCACAGGAGCTTAACGAAATGGAAGCATGGATGCTTGTTAGCAGGGCGCTACGAAATGGCTATTATGGTGCAGTTGAAGAATTTAACAAGCTACCACCACTCGTACAAAAGGCTGTCGGGAGTCCTGATAACTTGCGGAACTGGGCGCTGACGGACAGTAAGAGCATTGAAAACGTAGTGCAGTCAAATTTTATGAGAACCTACAGGACAGTTGTTAATCGAGCAAAGGAATATCAAAAAATGCCAAAGGACATAAAGGCATTGATTGAAAGCGCCAATAGAAGCTCGTATTCGGCTCAAATCGGCTCTAAAAATCAACAGACGATAAAATTATCGCTTGAAGATAATAAAAGCCAAAATAAGCCAATTAAAGGTATTCCAATGCCAAAAGAAATCAAAGAACGCATTGAGCAGATGAAAAGATAGGAGGTAGAGGTTTTGGTCGACCAATTAAAACATGTTTTACTCCTAGCGAAAAATGATAAAAGACAAGTATTCTAGGCAGAGGTATGAAGAACGAAAAGCTAGTAACCTTTGCGTGCTTTGCGGAAAACCACTTGATAGAGAGGGTGTGGTTTGTACGGCATGTAACAGCAAACGTACAGCATATGGTCGAGAGCTTTATAAAAAACTACAGGCAGTTGGTGTTTGCCCTAGGTGTGGCAAGAACTTGCTGTATGGTGATGAAAAAAGTTGTGTTGAGTGTAGGGCAAAATCAGCCGAAGCCATGTCAAAGATACGTGCTGCTGATGTTGAAAAATACAATGAGCGACAAAAAGCATGGCGAAAAGCACGATACGAGAAAGACAAGAAAAATGGCATATGCACGCGTTGCCGTAAAAGGAAAGCAGACCCAGGGCATACTACTTGCACATTTTGTCGGGAAACAATGAGAAGAGCACGCGTTAAAATGCCTGAAAGAACTGGCAGATATGAACAAGGACTATGTTTTTTCTGCGACAATCCGGTAAAACCCGGATATAAGGTCTGTGAAATGCACTATCAGAAGAACGTTAAGAATGCGACTTGCGAAAAGGCAAACTTGGCACGACAGAAGATAAAAGAAAGGAGTCCACAATGGACGCCTTGAAAGATTTTTACGATTTTTACCGGCCACTACAAAGGAAATATGACTTGCGAATGTGCTACAGAACAAATAGCAAGGAAGCGAAAATAACTATCCGGTGGCGCGGTAAAGAGCTTGTAAAAGTCACAGAAGAAACTACCGAAGCTTGTTTCATCAGAACAAAACGAGAACTTGAAGAAAGAATGAAAAAATATGAGCAACAAACTGAAACCAAAGAAAAAGCACAAAGAGCCGGATTTTACATGGACAAAATCCGAAAGAGTTACGCTGAAAAGCAGCAATAACCGTAGAAAGCTCGTAAGTCGGTCTTTCACAGACTTTATGGACTTAGGCTACTATGTACTGTATTTGCACCATGGATTTGGCAATAAGCGCATTGTAAGGCTTGAAAGAACCATAAATGAGTACCTTGAAAGGGCACAGACCGAAAATGAAATGAAAACTAAAACGCTTGCCGAACTTTTGAAAGTGAGATACGGCATTGATGTACAGAAAGAGATTAATTTAATCCCGATGCAACAGCTGATTAGGATTTATCAGAGGAATAATCCACTGACAATAAACGACACACGACAGCTTTTAAATGACACGGCATACAGCTACATGACTTTAGCGTGTACGGCACTTAAACTGATGTTTAAATTGTCGGTTAGAGAAATTAAAGAGTTTATCGCAGAATTTAGGGATTTAATCGACACGTTGTATAAATTTAATCAATTCGGTCTGACATTGCCAAAGGTGGCGCAATGCCTTGCTGATGAAGTTAATTATATCGATGAAAGGTACATAAAGGTGATTGATTAATAACTTATGCATGGGATAACGACAGTACTCAAAATGCTCACATAAAGCAGATGAGAGATAATAGGCAAAAAGCCTACATGGAAAGACACAGAGACAATAAGGCATATGAAAGATTTAAGCATATGCCGGATTATGGGAAAGGAGTACAAAACAATGACAAATAGGGAGAAATTTGCAGAAAAGATTTTGGATATTGCTTGTAATGGTAACTGGATAGCAGCTAACAAAGCAACATTAGAGCCAATAACGTGTCAAGAATTGCAGTGTAAAGATTGCTTGTTCTATGTTTTAGGCAAGGGGTGCGACAGGAACGAAATGAAAAAGTGGGCGAATAGCGAATATATTGAACCACCAATTGACTGGTCAAAAGTTGCAGTTGATACACCAATACTGGTAAGAGACAGTGCTAACTTAGAGTGGACTGAAAGATATTTTGCGAAATATGATAATGGGGTAGTTTATGCTTGGAGCAATGGAACAACATCGTGGACTGGCGATAGGCATACATCATGGAAACTGGCTAAGCTTCCGGATAAGGAGCAGTAATGGAGAGATTAACGATTGATGAGATAATCGCGCATTGCGACAGAAAAACAGAGATGTACGAAAAAACTTGTGATGTTAAGTATCTCGAAACAACAGTTATGAATAATCTAATAAAGGAGTATTGGGAGCATAAACAAGTTGCTGAATGTTTAAGAAAGCTCAAAGATTATGAGGACTTAGAGGAACAGAGCAGACTTGTTAAATTGCCTTGTAAAGACGTGTATTTTATTGTTGATATAAACAATCCTAAGTATGCAATGGTTATGAAAAGACCTATAAGGGAGCTTGCAATATACGAGATTGAGGATATTGATAAGGAAAATTGCAAGTATTTTTCTACAGAGGAAAAAGCCGAAGCAAAACTGAAAGAATTGAGAGGTGGAGAATGACAATTAGTGAGTTTTTCAAAGAGAAATATTCAGCAAGAAAAGATAAAGACAACATGTATGGTGTTGGCATGAGTGATGCCGAATTCCGGCACTTCATCATTGAGTATTTGTTACCGGACGGCTGGTGTGTCTCAGACCCACTTGGACAGTCACAAATCAATGAGATTGCCATTTATGAAATTCTTGAAAAACATTCTAAGAAATTCAGAAAAGAGCACAAGAAATATTTAAAAGAATTGAGAGGTGGAGAATAATGTGTAGTAGCAAACAAATAAAAGAGCTTGCGGAATGTAATGCTATTTACGAGTTTGAAAAGACAGTAAATATGTATGGCAAGGAGTATATAAGATACTATTATAACAAATTAGCTGAATTGAATGGCAGTATTAATAGCACTTGTAACTGCCAGCGCAACAGCAATTCAAGAGATAATGAGCCTTGTTGCAGATGTGATAGCAGAAAGACCAATGCCGACAGGATAAGAAATATGTCGGATGAAGAATTAGCGAGTGTACTATTTAGTGGTTGCATTGATTCTATGGATTTGGAAGAGTGCCCTTATGCTAGTGAAAGTGAACTCGATAACAATAAAATTAGAAAAATATGTAAAAAATGCACACTTGATTGGCTTCAATCAGAAACGGAATAGGAGAGAAAGAAGATGGCAATTAAACCGATTTTATTTAATACAGAAATGGTTAGGGGATTCTGGAAGGTAGAAAGAGTTGCACCCGTCGGCTGGTAAAATTCTTGTCAGGAGAAAATCCACAATGGACTGGATATATTAAAGATGAACTGATGTTGTATAACGGAAAAAATGAGCCGTGTATCAGAAAAGCTCCATATCAGTCGGGCGATATTCTTTATGTCCGAGAAACATTTATTCAAGCAGCAGCTCACATTTTTTGGTATAAGGCAGATAATAATTCATGGATATCAGAAGGTTTACATTGGAAACCATCCATCCACATGCCGAAAGAAGCCGCACGTATTTGGCTTAAGGTTACGGATGTGAGGGTGAAACGGTTGCAGGAGATGAAGCCGGTTGATGTGATAAAAGAGGGAGCTTATCCTGATTGTTGGGATTGTCTTAATACATACGAAGAAAGCGGTTCGCAGTGCTGTTATGGGACAGAAGAAGAGTGCAGTCGATGTGATGAAATGATGATGGAATGGGAAAAACTTTGGACCACCACCATCAAGAAATCCGACCTTGACTGCTACGGTTGGAATGCGAACCCTTGGGTGTGGGTTATCGAATTTGAGCGGTGCAAAAAGCCGAAAGGAGAAAATTAGATGAACGATAGATATTTATTTAAGGCCAAGAGACTTGATAGCGGAGAATGGGTTACAGGCTCTCTAATCACTTGTGAAGATGGAACATGCAAGATTGCTACAAGTTTGTTACAGGGCAAAGCTGATGAACCGGTACTTGTGTGTGCTTATGATGTGGACAGAGATACTATCTGCCGATGCGCAGGCTTAAAAGATAAGAACGGCAAGCTGATTTGGGAGAATGATATTGTAAAAATAAATAATAGCAAGGGGAATGTGCTCATAACATTCGGAGATTTTGAAATTATATGTACAATTCCTAACGAAAAATATTATAAGCACAGGCTTGAATATGATACTGAATATGAAGTTGTCGGAAGCGTCTTTGACAATCCGGAGTTATTAGAAAGCGAGGGATAGCATGACCGACACAACAACATTAGTATACACCACCCTCATAGTATTCGGTCTAATCGGGCTGATAGAGGTAGCGTTTGCATGGTACGACATCTACGGACGAGATAAGACCAATGATGAGATACAAGAGCAGTGGTGCAGTGAAAATATTAAACATTAATTAATCTATCAGAAAGGAATAGGTTGTCGCGACATAAAACCGAGGTTTCCTTTTGGTAAGAGAAAATGAATTTTGACAATTACTCTTGTGATAATCAAATGAGCATATTTGACTTCACAAGAGAACCAATTAGCATAACAAATCCTATCCGCTTGATAGAATTATTTGCCGGCCACGGCAGTCAGGCAATGGCACTAAAGAGAATAGGCGCTAAATTTGAGCATTACAGAGTTGTGGAGTTTGATAAGTATGCCATAGCAAGCTATAACGCAGTGCATGGCACAGATTTTCCTACAATGGATATAACTAAGGTTCATGCAGAAGATTTGAATATCTGCGACACAAATGCATTCACTTACTTACTTACTTACTCATTCCCTTGTACGGATTTATCAGTTGCCGGAAAACAAGCCGGAATGTCTAAGGGCAGCGGTACAAGAAGCGGTCTGTTGTGGGAAGTTGAGAGAATACTAACAGAAATCAGAGATAGCAACGGAGAATTGCCACAGATTTTATTCATGGAGAACGTGCCACAAGTACATAGTCAGGATAATATGCCCGACTTTAGAAAGTGGCTAGATTTCCTTGAAAGCCTTGGCTACACAAATTACTATCAAGACGTGAATGCTAAAAATTATGGTGTAGCACAAAATCGTGAAAGATGCTTTATGTTTTCATTCCTAGGTGAGTACAATTATCATTTTCCACAGCCTATACCACTCAAAAAGAAGCTGAAAGACTATCTTGAGGATAATGTAGATGAAAAGTATTACATCAACAATGAAAAGGCTGACAAGCTGATAAAACAGCTTATTGACAACGGAACGCTGCCACAGCACAATCCTAAGAGCAGAACAGAGCATAGCAGACTTGCATTGACGGAACAATCTGCAATCCACAACAGAGAGAAATTGCAAACTGCATCACTGCAAGATATGACGCAGGA